GCAATTGTAAGCTCAGCAGGATCAAACACCAGGTTCCCATTAGAACCCATTTGTATTTCCGCAGCATAAGCCATCCTAGGCATAAACAAAACTGCAGCAGCAATTATGAATACCCAAAGAGTTTGGATGAATGTTTTCATAATGTTGTACAAAATAATGACCCTTCATTCTGTATACAGTCTATCGCATTAGGGTGACTATGTAAATATGGAACGTCTTTAACTGCCTGATTTCTTGCTTGGAAAGCATCTTCTGCATATTCACAGATGCTTTGATGATGCCTATGTTCGTCTAGATACTGAACTGTGTAATGAGACACGATTTTAGCCGTGGGCTCGCTAATTTCACCTAATATTTAGTTTACTTATAGGTAATATTAACTAATATTATCAGCGAATCACAACAGGATTGCACCGATAATAAATCCCTTGGCAAATGAAATGCACACTACTTGATAGTCTGTCCATCCCCATTTATCCTGACACTTTTTAATCAGTGCCTTATCCCATTCAACTACTTTGTCGAAATACTTTTTCATTGTTCCTTTTAATTAGTAAGAGCCCATCCTACATTATTATCCGCTTGATATGCAGCCTCGTCCCAACGATAATATTTTCCTTCAGCCATCTCAGATATCGTAAGAGCAGGATGAGGACCTTTCGGAGAATACCATTCTGCTGTATTAATTCCCACTGACCATGATGGATAAGGTTTTTGTGGCATGAAAACATCAGTGGATGCAACACCTAATGTCCTAACCCCAGTCATATAGGTCATTCCAATACCAGCATAATTTCCTCTAAAATCGCGATTATAAGAAGTTAGCTTCCAATTAGTAGAATTATCTCCTACATGATTGCGACAAAAAGCAATTCCAGTGGCTTCAGAACCTACAGTACCACCCCCACTGTTAGAATCTGAAATAACCATAACAGATTCAACAATATTATTCGCATTTAATTTTGCAAAGTGCGCCATGTTTAATCCAAAATTAAATCTTTTTCTTTATTTATGTAGTATAACGAAGAACTACTACGCCTGCACTTCCATTTCCACCTATGTTACTACCAACGCCGCCGCCACCGCCGCCGCTTCCATGACCACTTGCATCACCTCCCTCACCACCAGGACCGGCGCCTTGGCCACCGCCATTGGTAGCAGGACCGGGAGGTCCACCCAGAGAACCACCGCCTCCGCCATTGCCAATAGTATTACCGGCAGGGAATACAGGGCTAGGTAAGAATGGAAATTGCTTTCCTGTTCCACCGACACCACCGGTACCATTATTAGAACCGGGCCAATCACCACCAGCACCACCAGCACCCCCACCGCCAGCACCTATGTACCTACCAGGTTGTGTAGTCTGAGGATTTCCATTACCACCATCATAACCTTGATTAGGGATAGAACCTGCTGGATCGGGATCTGCACGTGGTTTCTTACCTCCCTCACCACCAGGAGAGTCAGCATTTACGGATCCTCCACCACCACATCCACCACTATCACCACCAGTTCCTGGTGTACCTTCACCAGCACCACCACCGCCGCCATAAGCAACTATACTAGTAGGTCCAGCAAATGTACTGTTTGAACCGGGACCAAGCGCATATGCAGGAGGACCTCCAGGGCCTGCAGCACCAATTGTTACTGGATAAGTCCCAGGAGTAATAGGCATAGGATCTTCAATACTAGCTGAAGGACCTCCGGGTGTATATCCCGTCATGTTAGTTCTAACACCGCCGCCACCGCCAGCGCCATATCCAGAACCACCACCGCCACCGCCACAAACCATATACTCAATGGTGTCATTACCAGCTGATATGGATAAAGATCCACTTGAAGTAAAGTAATGATACTTATAATCTCCAATTGTTGCTGTAGCATCACCACCAGTTGCGGTAATAGGTGTCGAGCTAGATCCTGCAGCGGCCGCTTTAAATGCAAATCCCCCAATTGCTCTTGCAACTCCAGTAAAAATTGGTGCCATTTAACTAACTCCTATTCTATTAATCATTACCAATTCTATATCCAGTATCACCAGAAACATAGACTTTAAAGTTTTCTTTACCGCCAGTTCCTGATCCATTATAATGCACACCCAATGTTACTATATCTAAATCAGATGCTGTTGTAGATAATGTTACTGTACTTGCACTAGCAACTCTACCCCGTGTAGTGAATCCAGTAAATCCACCATCCAGATATACATTAGTTCCAATTCCATTCTTAGGAAGAGTATTACCCTTTCCTACGGGAGTAGAAGATAACTGAGTGAATAGAATTGTATAGGTAGTAAAAGAATTACCTCTAACTGGTAAATTGGTTAAAGAAACAATACCTACATTTCCATCTGAAAGATCATGACTGAATAGTGTTCCTTTAGCTGCATCACATTCAATCGTTACTTTTGTGCTCGATGAATCAGGTGTAGGGTAAGTAGTCACTCCCGTACAAGTTTCTGTAGCACCTGTTATTGTAGTAAATCCTGCATTAATAATACCAGAAGCACTAATCGTAACACCTGCTCCAGCAGTATATGTCGCTGCCTTCATCGTTCCTGCAACGGCTACTCCTGCCCCTACAGTTATACTTTTAGCGATACCAACACCACCAGTAACAACTAAGGAACCTGTTGTTGCTGAAGTTGATGCAGTAGCATTAGTAATCGATGTAATACCAGAACATGCTACTTGAGTAAAAGTAGAGAATCCAGTAGTGCTTATACCAGCAGGATCAGTTCCAGTTAAATTAGATCCATCTCCATGGAATGCAGTAGCACTTACAACACCACTAGGTCCACCACAAGTAATTGATGACCCAACAACCAAGTCTCCTTGACCAACATCCAGTTGTCTATCCGGAGTCTCACTACCTATACCAACATAATCGTTGTTAGCATCTAGTTTTATAACAGTAGTATTGCCTAAATTGGCTAGATCTCTTGCTCGTGTCATTACTAGAACTTTCTAGTTATTTATCATCATTATTTATTGACTAAAATACGATGTACCTATCGTCTATCTCCCCATATCCCCTGCACAATGAGAACGTCGGCCATCAGCAAGAACATAATGAAAGAAGATTTGATGATAGTAATATTCCTTCTCCTCATATCTCCCAATCTTTTTCAAAAACCAATCCCTCTTCCTAGGTTTAGGTGCAGGCATAGGATCACGCCAATGAGGACGTTCGCATCCCTTATATATCATTCCATCACCAGGATTAAGAACACAAGAACGTTCGTCACCAGGAACCATTATAGTCTCCTTTGTCTCATCAGTATAAGTATCAGGTGTCTTAATCTTAACAGGCCAATCCTTTAAATTATCAGGAAGATTAGTACTTACATGTACAGTGACAGAAATTTCACATGCATCTCTATCTGCATGTTTAGTTAGTTCTTGTCCAGGAAAATAATATCTATCATAATAATAGGTATTACATAATTTCCTACCCAGCACTTCCTCTAACTTCTTACGTACACCACTATGAATAGTTCTATATTGTGGGTGCCAATAACGTGCAAGTGATCCTACTACTTGATTCTCAACTCCTTCATGAGAAAAATGTTCTGGATTCTTATCATAATAAGTCAATTGTCCTCGTTCTTTAGGAACAGGATAATAAAGTTCTTCAGGATCCCATAAATTCTCTATTACTAAGTATCCATCCTTCTCAAACTTATCATTACGTGTCCATGCAGTTCCACTATTCACCTTCTCCTGCATCTGGACCTGCACTTCGGTCATTTGTTCTGCCATGATTTACCTCCTATTTCCAACGTGGTCCAACAGTCCATCCAACCAAAGATTTTCTCATTCCTTTGGTTACCTTAAGGACTCTATGCCGTGTTCGTGAATCAAATAATACTATACATCCTTTCTTACGGGGAACAGTATACATTTTCCCTTCTTCATCCATCAACTGAACATTTCCACCTTCATAATCATCAGGATCAGATAATTGCATAGCAAAAGATAATTTTCTTACTAACTCAAGTTTCTCATTCATGTAATCTTGAGCTCTTCCTTCTTCTCGATTACCTACACTTACAGGTTTATATTGTGATGCTAATCCAGCATCATTATGCCACCCATAATGCTGTCCTGAAGCATATCTAGTGTATTGCATACTCTCACCATCAATACAGTGCAAATCATAAAGGAAGTTTTCTCTATTTGCTCTCATAATATAATGCCATATACATCCACCAACCCAATAATGACTTGGAACCCAAGCATTAAAAGAACTTCTTTTTTCTTTATTCAACACATCTCCATGCAACTTAGAGTCTTGCATGTGAGGATCAAATCTATTTGTTAAATCTTCTGCAATACTGTCCACCAAGTTTTCGGGTAAATCAGTAAAAGTCCATAAACTCTTAGATATCATATCCAGTTATATTATGTTAATTTATTATAAGAGAAAAAGTATTACTCGTCAACATTTCGACCAGCACACCACCCAGTCATTATATATTTTGTTTCATTAGGAGCAGGAATTCCATGATGACTATGCGTCCATCCCGCTGGCCAAATATACAAGTCACCTGCTCTAGGTTTAGTAGTAAAATTCTGTTGAGGCCAACGAGTTCCTCCATCCTTCTTTATATCATTTAAATAAAACATCCATCCCAATAATCTTTTACAATCATAATCCTCTACTCCATGTTCCATATGTTCACCGCTATATGATTTTCCTGGGTCATATTTTTGTAAAAAAATTCTTGGTGTAACACCCCAAGGAATATATAACCTATGAAGAAAATCATGTTGGTTAGCATACTCGTTAATATTTGGTAGTAAAATACCACTTAAGAAGGAAAGTTCTGGTATGTCCGCATCAACATATACCCCTTGATAACCCCTAGGATTGTTGTCGGATTCAGACCTTTCAAACAAATCAATAATATTTTTACATAGATCTTTACTTAAAGCTTTTCTTTTTATAAAGATATACTTATCCAAGATCACATCCAGTATAACTTTCTGCCATACTACCACCTATCTCTGATCCAGCATCCATACCAATCATCGTAGCAGCACCTGTAAGAACCCACCCAACAAAGGGAATACCACTAAGGGT